AAAATGTTGTACGAGAGATTAAAGTTAATCCACTCGTTGAAGTTGCTGGGGTTGCCCATTTAATACCAGTTGATGCAGTTGAATCTGCTGTTAATACCTGACCATTTGTGCCGACTGCTAATCGTGATGCTGTATCAGCAGCAGTAGCCGCAATAATGTCACCCTTAGCATCGAAGATAGTTGCAGGGATACCTGTTGCATCTGCGACCCATGTGAAGTCCATGTCTGTGTTAGATGCCTTAGTTAGCACCTGACCAGTAGTGCCACCTTTAAGATCACCCATAGATGAATCAATAGCATCTACAGCTGTACGGATTGCAAGCGCACCATTTTTTACTAGGTCGCTGTTATCCGGTTCTGGCCACGAAAAATTCGGACTTGTTGCCATTTAGTTTAGTGCTCCTGTCGCGTTGTTCCATGTAAGTGTACCATTTACACCAGACCAGATGATTGATGCTGGCAATACTGTTGCCCATTGTGTAGTAGACAATGAGAATTCTGTAGCTGTGATGTAGAGGGTAATATCTACATAGGTAGGAGTAGCTCGAAGGGCTACGTTCTCGACGAAGCCTTCAAAGGTTCCACCTAGAAGGTTGCTAGGTAGGTTCTGGATAAGAACAGGTTGGCCGAAATAAACGTTTATAAGGCTATCTAGCATGGCACTAGGCATATTAGGGTTATCAAGACGGAAAGTAATAGCACCAAGAGATCCCTTAGGGATGCGGCGCAAGTTAAGCTCTCTATTGGCAATATCGGTTATGTCTGCAAGGTTCTTGATGTTAGAGTCGAATGAACGCTCAAAGAGGCCGTAAGAGGCTATAGAGTCTGTGTCAGAGGTGCTGTAGGTATTTGCGTATCCTGTGCCGTATTTGTAGATAAGGCTGTTACGGATGCGAGCAAGTTGAGTTTGTGACTGGATAGAGCTTGGTGTGGCATATGCGCCATCAAGGTAAGTATAGCCATCTGTTGCAAGGACGTTAGATCTGTGATCGGCGTCTGCATAGGATACATCTCCATCCTTCTCCTCATAAATTTGACCTAGTGCGCTATTGGCAATTTGATCCACCAGGCTTTGAGATTTAGCAGTAGCACTAGCAGCTACGGCAATCATTGTGTAGAAACCTGAATCGACTTCACCGATATAGGTTTCAGCGTTATCCCATGTGACATCTGCCGGATATGTTGCCCACGTCACAGTTGGAGTGACTTGATCCCAAGATAGGTTAAGAGCTGCTCCTAGAATGGCGGCGATCTGCGCACCATCTAATCCTTCGGCAAGAGCAGTGTTATAGATAGCCTTAGTTAGTTTAGCTAGAGAGCCTATACCTAAGATTTTGCCTGTAGTGACATAGCCTGATTCTTCAGGGCTGCGAACACCAATAGAAAAGTCAGATACCTCGCCACCAAATACAGTGACGTAAGTTCCAGTTGAATCTTTAAGCTCTAAAGTAATTGGCTCTGTGACATTGATGGTAAAGGGCGCATTGGTCGAGTTAATGATTTCAACCTGGCAATAACCAGCAGTAGGTTGCCGATCGATGTCTAGACGGCCAGAGGCAAAAGAAACAGAGGTGACAGTCGTATAGACATCATCACCTACTGTTACTCGCCATTCTGGAAGCCATGTCATATAGCGTAAGCCCCGCCTCGCAATGTGCCACGTTGTACGGCGTCAATTAGAACCTGATCGATAGCTTCAGCGATAGCGTTAGGATCACCAATACCTGTGTTCACAATAATCGTGTTACCAGCTGAGGCAGACTCTCTTTGACGGAATGACTGTAAGGCTCCAGATGTATCCCATAATGAACTAGATGTCAGTGCTGCCATATCAGCAACGTTCTGCATGTCTAGTAGATCAGCAAAAGCATTAGCGCGAGCCGTTGCCGCGTCTGCATATTCTAGGATTGCTTCTATTGAACCCTTAGCTGCTACGTCTTTAGAAATAGGCGCAATAAAGTCTCCAGCAGGTATGCCAGAGCCTAGAGAGCCGCTAGTTGGAACCTTAGCTGTTGCAGCCGCGTTAGCTTGCTTGAGAGCTGCAAGCATCTCAAGGATAGTAGCTAGAGCCTTATCAAGATTAGATTGGTTGATCAGATCAACAGGCTTTAAGCCCTTTAGAATTGTTTCTAGTGCAGTCATCTGAGTGTTCTGACCAGTCAATGCATTAAGTACCTTGAGATCTGTTTCAAGTTTCTTGGTTGCAGCAATAATCGATGCTTCATCCTTTGAGGCAATAGCATCTTCCAGAGCAAGAATAGATTTCTTGACATTTAGGCGAGCAATATCAGTTGCCACTTGCATTTGCTGTGCGCTGCTGGTTGCCTCACCCAATAGTTTGGCCTGGTTCGCAAGAGCTGCTGCAATCTGAATCTTTTCAATATCAAAAACATTGTCGCTCTTACCGAGAGCGATATTAGCTTTATCAATCGCTGCCGCAAGTTTTTTGTCCTTAAGGATCTTAGCCTGCATAGCTGCTTGATCTTTAATGTACTTCGCTAAAGCCTTAGCGCGATCAAGAGCAACTTTCTCAGCCTTAGCGCGGGCATCTGCAATCTTTTGAGCATCTGCATAAAATGTGCTGCCATTGAATCCAGCTGAAGGTGCAGACATTGAGGAAACGGCTGCAGAAGTTTTCTTCATGAAGCCAGATGGATCGCCTTCAATCAGAAGGTCTGCAAGAGGTTGAGTCTTTTCAACGAACCAAGCTAGGCCTTTAGCAGCAAAATTAAGAGGAGTATTAATTGCTCTGATAACTGCTGCTATATTCTTAGAGAACTCAGCTGTGTTCTCAGCTGCCTCTAACATTGTATCTGCTAGTTCTTGAACAGTGGTATCGCCTGAAAGAACCATCAAAGAATCAATTATGCCTTTACCAATAATTTCCTGTGCTTGGTTTCCAGCCTCGGTTAAGATTAGAAGCTGTCCAGAGTAAGTCGCTGCTGCTGAGGTTGCTGCGCCTGCGAAATTTTTATTGAGTTTATCCTGAATAGTGTTGAAATCACTAGCGGCTAATTCTGATTGCGTTAGGCCTAAATTGTATTTCTTGAGAGCCTTTGTGTTGCCTAGATAAGCTTGAGATAGGCCGACTGCGACATCTGCAACATCAAGGCCTAGAGATGAAGAAACATCAAGAGCTGTGTTCATGATCTCTTGAGACTTAGCAGCAGAGCCAGTAGCACTCAGCAAGGCCTGCATTGCTGGTACGGCTTTATCGCCTGTTACACCATATAGCCTGCCGATTTCACTTATATAGCTATCGATTGCAGGTTGCTCAAAAGCAAGGCCTAAATTCTTAACTGTATTGACTAGGACTGCACTTTCGCGCTCTGCATCCATAAAAGCACGAACTGATTGCTTACCAAATTGAACTACAGCCTGTGTACCAAATGCTAAACCAAAAGTACCAGCAAGTTTTTTTACACTGCTGTTGAGTTTTGCTGCTGCTGAATCCGCTTGTTTGAAAGCACCCTTGCCAGTGAACTGTGCGGCAATGTCAATAATAATGTTGCTCATGCGGACTCCCTTGAGCTGCTGACAGTAGCTCTCTTATTTAACTTCATTGCAGCGTGAGATCAAATTCCAGGAAACTTACGACGATGCGCTTGAGCAATTTGTCATCCTTACCGATTACTCTGTTGATGATTTGGCGGTTGCATAATGGCTACTATTGAGATCTACGGCGCACCTAAGGTCGAGAACTACTACTGCTGCTATTGCGGTTTCGACATGACTATTGAACAGTTCTGTATTGACTGCAATGAGTATAAGAGCGCAGTTACACTAGCTGAGTACGTTGATATGAACGGACACTATCCAAAACTAAGGGCGGTCAAGTAATGAGCAACGAAGAGAAGCTACTAATCATTTGTCTTATTGGAGTATTTATTGGCATGACTATGGTTGCCATTGATGCGTATAGACTGGGTAAAGAACGCGGTATCCGTGAGGGTTGGCATCGAGGTCGATCCATTAGCAGACAGGAATTTTGGGAAGAATGAAATATACGGAGATTTTACAGAGTGCAACTGACATCATCCAGGATCGTGGTCTCAACGATTACGGTCATCCTCAAGATAACATGCAACACGCTGCAATGCTCATCTCAGCATACTTACAAATGCCAGTGGAAGATTATCAAGTATGCGCCATCCTTGCTCTCATTAAGATCGCAAGAGCAACAACAGGAAATCCAGACAAAGCCGATAACTACATCGACGGAGCAGCTTATATCGCTTTGATGGGTCAGTTGGCTACTGAGGAGAACGAACTCTATGTTTAATCTTGAAGAATATACCACCGTACGCGAACGCGTTATTGAGTTTTGGAAAAGGTTCCCAAATGGACGTATTGAAACAGAGATTCTTGAATGGTCTGATAAGCGTTTTATCGTGGCTGCTCGATTGTTTAGGGAAATGGCAGATACAAAGCCATTCTCCACTGGCCTTGCGAATGAGGTTATTACTGACAGGGGCGTCAATAAAGATTTTGCTCTGGAAAACGGTGCTACTTCGGCGATTGGTATTGCTTGCGCTAACGCGAATATCGGAATAGATAAACACAAGGCAAGCCGTGAAGAGATCCAAAAGGTTATTGCTAAAAAGGCTGAGAAGCCGCCGGTTCAAGATGTTAAGCCCGAAGATCAGGACTACTGGACTACACCGGTTAATGACTATATGAAGGTAGTAGATGCACCAGTTACATTAGACAAAGCAATGGAAACTGTAGCTTCTATTATTGGCACACCAGAGGCAGCGGAAGTGCCTCAGTGCAAGCATGGCTCGATGGTCTGGAAAACCGGACATTCCCAAAAGACAGGCAAGGATTGGGCTTCGTATCAATGTACAGCTCTAGGACATTCAGGCTTCGAAGGCAAGTGTCCAACCATTTGGTATGAGCTAAACAGCGCAGGTAAATGGCAACCACAGAAACCTAGATTATGATTTACAGGAGCGGAGAAGGCGTGGGATTTGTAGAATACTTTGACGAAACAACAGGCTCATGGACTAACTTAGAAGATGTGCCACTATTTGACACAATCAATTGCCAGATGTGTAACGAGCCTACAGAGGCTCATGACATCATTGCAGAGATTAAGTTCAAGGATGATCAGCCAATTGTGGGCGCATGGCAGTGCAGAAAGTGTCACGCGGTGAACGGATGAGCTACGAAGAGATCATTGCGAAGATGGACGACTTCAACATTGGGCTCTCTAATGGCTTTGGTGATGTTAAAACTTTGGTGCAATTTACGAACGCTCTTCGTGCAGTAGTTGAAATGCATCACCCTACCGATAACGGGATTTGGTGCGAATTGTGCATTTCCTCTAATTTTGAGTATCCATGCCCAACAATTAGAGCTGTTGAAAAAGAGATCAATGGCTAGTCAAGCAAGAAAGCACAGAGGTTTCCGAACCGAACGCGTAGTCGCACAGTACCTATCGACTGTGTGGAGTGGTGCAACGGTTGGGAGAGGTAGCGGCAAGGACATTGTCAATGTTCCGTTCGATGTAGAGGTTAAAGCTCGTGCTGGGTTTCAACCTTTGGCGT